CTTCAGGATGTGTCGATACTGGATATTGAATTTCAAAATGACATAGGCGAATGGGAAAGGGTATTTCCAAAGAATATAAAAAAGAAATTGATTAAGGTAAATTTTGAGATATGACACACGAACTAAAGAAATGCGATATAGGGGTAAAAGACATGGACGAAAAAGGATTTGTCCGGTTTTACTTCAATGCTTTTGATAATGTCGATAGTGATAATGACATGACCAAAAAGGGTGCTTTTATTAAGACTATGACAGATCAAAAAGGCAGGATTAAACATTTTAAGAATCACAACATCTACCAGTCTCCCGGTGTGATAAAGGAAATGGGAGAAGATGAACGGGGAGCCTGGGCCGGTTCACAATTGATACTTGGCACACAGTTAGGCCGTGAAACACATGAAGAGTACAAGGCCGGTGCAATCACAGAACACTCATTCGGGTATGATGTGGTAAGGAGTGTAAAGAATCCGCAGGGATACAGGGAAATTACTGAATATAAACTGTGGGAAGTTTCTTCACTTAATGCCTGGGGTGCAAATCAAAACACACCAATGATCGACGTTAAGAATGAAAAGCAACTACTCGAAGAATTAGACAAGTTGGTTAAACTCACTAAGGGTGATTTTACAGACGAATATCTTACAAGGGTAGAAACAAAGATAACTGAAATTTTAACGCATTTAAAAACACTTCGGGACACCACTTTCGAGCCGGGACCAGAGCCGTTTGATGCAGTAACATATTTAAAAACGAATTTAAAAATATTAAACTGATGGATGAAAAAGAATTAAAAGCATTGATTGATGGTTCAAATGCAAAACTCGATAAACTCAATGAGTTGCTTGAAAAGAAAGCAAATATTGAGGTGATCGACGCAAAGCATAAGGAACTAACGGATGCTCTCGAAAAAATATCCAAAGAGAACGGAGAAGCTGCTGAAAAGATGCAGAAGCAAATGGACGCTTTGGATGTTAAAATTCAGGCCGCACAGTTCAACGGACCGAATGGACAAAAGACATTGAACAAACAACTGGAAGAAATTTTGCAATCTGATGGTGTAAAAAACGTTGCAAAAAACAAAGGAGCCACTTTTAATTTTGAACTGAAAGCCAATGAGATTACAACCTCAAACAGCTTTACAGAAACGAACGGCCCTGTAATTCAAAGGCTTTATGAGCCGGGTATTGTATCAGCACCTCAAAGACCCACTCCGATTTGGGATCTTTTAAGCAAAGGTGCTATTTCTTCTGATTATGCAATCGTAACTGAAAGGTCAAGCCAAACTATTGGTGCTGCAAGGGTAGCCGAAGCAGGTGTATTTCCGCAATCATACGCTGCATGGACAACTTACAAATATGGAGTCATTAAGATTGCTGAATATATCAAGGTTGCCCGTGAAAAACTTGAAGACTGGGAATATGTTCGCGGTGAGGTAATGGATATGTTAATGACTAACATTCCTCATATTCGCGAGGGGTATTTCCTGACCGGGTATTATGCAACTGAAAACTGGTTAGGTCTTATCAATACTACTTCACAGGTAGCCAAAGATTTTGCTGTTTCGACAGGATTAGCTGCCGTTAGTAATGCAAATTACTTTGATGTTATAAGGGCTGCTATTTTACAGGTTGAAATGGGTAATTCATCTTTGGCAAACAAGATGGGCTATTATCCAAATGCCGTTATCATGAATCCTGCTGATGTTGCAAATCTTGATCTTTCTAAAACCTCATCGGAGGGAATGTATATTATTCCACCTTTTGCGGGTGCAAATGGAACTGTTATTCGTGGGATACGTGTTATTCCGTCCATGTACATGACTGCTGGTAAATTCCTGGTAGGTGACTTTACCCAGGCTAAGGTATGGGTAAGCCGTTCACTGACCATTAATATGTGGGATCAGAATGATACCGACCCGATTTACGACCTGGTGACTTTCACTGCTTCTCACCGTTTGGCTTTTGGTGTTGGCGCAACTAAGGCTTATGCCTTTGTATATGGTAGTTTCGATACAGCATTAGCCGCAATTCTGGCAGGTGCATAAAGGAGGTAATTATGAAAAAGTTATTTATCTTTTTAGCATTAATAGCACTGGTAGCCAGTGTTAATGCACAGACCTTCAAGAAAGCACGTGGCGCAGCTACTTACTTTGCTTATACCGGTGTTGCCGGTGATACTATTGCCGGGACAACCGCCGGCAACTTTGACTTTCTGATTGATATGAAAGAGCCGTATTTTTTTAATGTAGTTGTGGATTTTGACACCTCCCTCGTGGCGGCATCTAATCCTAATGTTGTGTTTAAGATTGCCGGTTCTGATGACGATGTCACTTACTATGACATAGGAAGCTCAATTACCTGGTATGGCGGATCTGATACGATTGTTCGTTTCAGTAACTTCTCTAAGACTGTAACTCAAAGCATAGCATCGCATACAATCGTAACGACTGCTTATAGTGAGACACATACTAATGAGATCACAACGAACCAAGATACAGTTGCTGTTCCGCAGATAACTAATACTGTGGGTACACAGACGTATACCATTGCAGAAGTTGAGAATGCTGTAACATGGAGGTATCTCAGGGTTATTGCAACCGGTGCGGCTAATACGCGCGCGCACCTGAACAAGGTTACTTTTGCGATAGTACCGAAACGTTATTAACCGAAGGGGAGCTTCGGCTCCCTTTCTTTTATTTTAAAATTATGAAAATAAGAGATTTACCGACTGTAAAATATGAGGTTTTAGCCGGTCCTGCTAAAGGGAAAAGTTTTGAACACAAACAAACAAAATCTATTCAAGCAATGGTTGACAGCGGCACTTTAAAAGAGGTGAAGGAACTTAAGGCCGCACCTGAAACCAAAGAACTAAAACACGTTCCACAAACCAAAGAAAAAAAACACAGAAAACGTGTACAGCGTAACAATAAAAACTGATACCGGGGCGGAACCTGTTACTCCTGCTGTAGTTAAGAATTTCATTAAGTATGATGAAACTGATACAGTCGAAGTCGCATTGATAGCTTCTATGACTAAAGCAGCCAGGGAGTTGCTTGAAAAGTTATTGAATGTTTCACTTAAGCTAAAGACTTATCAATTGTCTTTTGATTACTTGGATATAGAAGACTTTCATTTAAGATTACCCTATGGCCCTCACACGGATACTTTTTCGCTTAGTTTTTATGACTATGACAGGGAAGTAACTGCATTAACGATAAAAACAGACTATAACCTGATAGGGTTACACTTTAGGGAGCTTTATATACCTTCTGTTGAACCGGACGGGTATTATGTAGCGGAGTTCGATTCAGGATACGATTCGACAACTGAATTGATCCCTGATGCGCTTAAAGAGGCTATATGTGAGCTTACTAAATACTGGTATGATCGCGGAGAACAAACACAGATCATTCCTGAAACAATCCTGGCGAAGATAGGGCCTTACTCGAAACAATACTGGATATAATGAACCCTGGATTGTATAATAAGCGAATTACGTTCATTGACAAGATTGAAAATGATGACGGACAGGGTGGAGCTGTGATAACTCCTGCTGAACTGGTAACCGTTTGGGCGAGCGTACTTCCTTTTGATTCAAACCAGGCCTTGCAGTACGGACAAATCACAACAGCGCAGGGATATAACATAGAATGTCGAAGCCTTAAGATGTTTAAAATAACTACTAAGCATGGAATACTTTTTCAGGATAAGATTTTAACAATTCATTCCTGTGATCCGCTAACCGATTCTATGAAGATAAAACTAATAGCATTTGAGCAATGATAACAGCACATATAGCGAATGAAGATTTGAAAAAGGCGCTTAACGATGTAAAAAAGTACAATGTTAAGACTATGCAGCGTATTCGCGCTCAGATTGAAACTACAAGCTGGAATATCGATAGAAAGGCAAAGACTAATTGTCCGGTTAAATCAGGTATATTAAGAGGTTCTATACGTCCGCAATTCGGGGGCCGAATGAGTATTTCTGAAATATCCGCGCGCGT